TTACACGAGGAGCAGACCATGTTGATGAGACGGGTGTCACCGTAGGTGGCTTTTACAACACCCAAGTACAGGAGGTCCCTGTCGGCCAGCATCAACTTATTAACGATGGCCTTTGACTTGGGGCTACCGTCAATAGGCAGTTCACCGATACGCACAACAGCGCGTGCCAGCAAAGATGCCATGTAGTCGGAGTACAAGAGACCCTTCTTGGTCTCCAGCCCTGCCAAATACTCCTCGTCCTCTCCGGTAAGTTCCCTTACCTCAGCCTCGGTATGCCATACGTCGTTATCAGCGTCATGAATACCGCGAATAAGTTCGATGGTTACCTGTGGAACTCCCGGCATAGACGGGACCGGTTCGGCCATAGCAGTGTTAATAGCCGCTGCGTCGTCGGACTCAGCCATGTTGTACTCCTAATCTAGGTTGTCTGGTATACGTATGTTATCAGGTAAGTGATGCGAGAGTCTGCTCGCTAATGCTACCGTTGGCGCTATCCGACCAGAGGATGTCGAATCCCTCGTGGTTGACGACCAACTGCTGGATGAGGATTGACGAGTCACCAGCGTTGAGGTCACCGAGCGAGTACGAAGCAGGCCAGCAGTTGAACAACTTATACCCCAACTTTGCGGCGGGGGTAGCGTTACCGGCTGGGTTCGACCCATACGGCTGAGCATACGCACCACTTGAAACGGGGTGGTCGTAAACAGCGACAGTGATGTCGCAGCGGTAATCGTTAGCGCTGCTCGTTGAGCCTGCGTTGTTACCACCGCCTTGCGCCCATGAGTGCATGAACTGCTGCCAAACGTAGAGGTCGTTCTGGTCAGCAAATACACCCTTTGTAAAGGTGACGGGACCGTAGTCCGACTGACCAACCATCTTATGCGGATGGGTGTTCATGCCGCCTTCACGGTAGGCAATCATCTCGTTCTGAACGGTGAGACCAGAAACGACGGAGAATCCCATCGTGGCTTCAGCGTTCATGTTGTCCTGAAGCGCGCCTGTGGGCTGGATAATGACCTTGAACTTAAAGTTCCTGATCGGGTCGGTGACTGATGCACGTGCCATGTGTGCTTACTCCTTGGTTATCAGACGGTTTCGACAGCGTTGCTGCCGCCCGTCCACTGGCTGAGGTTAATGACGATGAACTCGGCGGGGTACTGGAGGGCAACCCCGATCTCAATGTTGACAATCCCTTGGTCAATCGATGCTGACGTGTTGTTGGTCGAATCACACACCACGAAGAAGGCTTCGGAGGCGTTAGCACCCTTGAGTCCACCAGAGCGGTAGAACTCGGCAAGGAAGCCTGAGGTCACGATGTTGACGCGGCTCCAAAGGTTGGCATCGTTCGGCTCAAAGACTGCGAACTGCGTCAACTGCTTCAGGGAGTCCTTCAAGTAGTTCAGCGTACGACGGACAGGGATGAACTTGTCCGATGTGGTGCGGGACAGGGTACGAGCACCGTACACAACAACCCCAGCGCCCGGAACGGCCTTGAAGGTGTTGACATACGGGTTACCGTCGTACAGAGTTCCGATGTCGGCATCGGACAGGTTGATTGCCGTACCAAGAGCGCCACGGATCTCAGCGTTGTATCCAGCGGGGGCCTTGGCGACTGAGCGCTGGACCTCTGTGCGGACCATGAGACCAGCGACAGCACCTCCGGGGTAGGTCGTGCGGATAGCGCCGGGACCGGTCTTGGCCGGATCGACCATCTTCAGTGCCGGAGCGTAGTGAGCGGCGTAACCACCAAGTCCAGAGAAGTTGGAGGCGGTGGTCTGGAGATCACTCAGATCAGCAGAGGTCTTTTCCGGGTCAATGAGGACAAATGAGTCGCCACGAGCAGATGCCTTATTGACCAGCGGGCTAAGCGCCGTGCTGGAGGTCTGCCCGACAGCGTTCAGGAGCAACGTACCGCTGATGGTGTCGACAGCATCAACACGCCCAGCAAAGTCCTGAGGACCAACAATGCCTTCAGCGCCTCCTGCCAAGTCAACCGCAGTCGTGTGGTAGACGAGGCGAGCATCTGCATCGGCAGTCGAAACGCCGCTGATGCGGATGTACTTGCTGTAGGTGTTGATAACGGCATCGACGTAACGGCTACCGTCTGGGTCAAGCGTGACTGCGGGCCAGCGCTCAACTTCAACTCCACCCAACTTCACAACGACGGTGAATGAACCGTAGGTGCCGTCGGTGGTCTCATCCAGACCAGAGATGACCGAGCCGCCTTCACCTGAGAGGGCCTCAATTTGCACCGAGAGGCTGTTGCCCCAAGTGCCGTCGCTGATTGCCACGACGTCGAAGAGCGATGCTGATGCACCCTCGCCAGCGCTAGCGCCGGTATTGCCGGTCGGGTAGAACGGGACGTCCAAGTATTCGGCTGAATCTGGGGTGACGCTATCAGCCGTACCACCAACAGTATCGTACGTACCGACCACGCGGACGACGTAGCACGAACGACCGCCATTGGCGAAGTAGTGGTAGACGGCGTATCCGAGGTCGTAGGCGTTCTTCAGGTCACCAAAGGTACGCTTGTATGTCGTCCAGTCAGTGATCAAAGTGGCGCTGGTCGGGCCACGCTCAGCAGATCCAAAGAACACTGCGGCGGTGCCACCAGTAACGGTGGGGGCGATGTTTGCCAGAGCGCTCTCGTTGACATAAACACCGGGGGTTGAGTAAGTAGGCATTGGTTAGAACTCCTGAGGTTGGGAGATGGTTAAAACGTGTGGATCGCTTCGTGTCTCTTGTAGTACGCCGCTTACAGTGTCCACTCGTGGCACCGATGCGATGTCATTCTGTGGAATTTCTGAGTTAATTTGAACTGTAAAGACCTTTCGGAAAATACGCTTGTTATATCCGGCTTCTTGATCCAAGAGGTCTGCCTGCCGCCAGTTTAGTAGATCGCAGCGACGGATGGTGCCATCTTCGGGTATTTCAATAAAACCCCGACGGAGAGGGAACACGTAGCGCAAAAGCGCTGCCGTCATCTGGCGATCATGCCGCTGGCTACGGCAGTAGGTGGTTACTTGGTAGGTTAGATCTACTGGGACGAAGGACTCTATATGAATAAAGCCAGACGACCCAGCGATCTCGCTAAGTCCTGCGGCGTCGTATTCGGATGGGAAATAGTCCAGATACTTATTGTGTCGATCAGTGTCTGAGTCAGGGATTACAGTGTCGTTGGTGTAGTAGTAATCGACTTCTGAGTGCTGACGGTTACGAGCGTGATTGATATTGATCAACTCAATCGTGATAAACGGGTAAGACTTCTCGGTCTCTCCATCTGGGTAGCGGAAAAAGACCTTAGCCGTACGCTGTTGGTTGCGGTCGTCAGAGACATAGATGTTCTGGAGACGTGCCTTGAGGGCCGCATCTTCGGCAAGGGTGAAACCGGGATTAGCCAAAGTTCAACTCCTCTGCCATTCTTTCTTTGAGGTCTTGGTTGAATTGGCTCTTGTTCTTTGCTGCAAAAGAGCGGATCAGGGGGTTAGGTGCCGACTCTGGTGTGCCATATTCCAGTTCAGTGATGTCGGGGGCACCGGCAACTGTGCCGTATTGGATCTGCCCGTCCTCCACACCGACCTTCAAGAAGGGGGCATACGCCATCCATTCGGCATCCATAACGGCGTCATACCGCATCTCGGTCGTTGCTGAGTCACTCAACTCCTCGATCAAGTCCTCAAGCACGCCAACAAAGCCATTAGTGAACGCATCTAGGGCATCGGCTGTGCCGAAGTTACCGCTGATAAATGGCTTGATAGAACCAAGATCACTGTAAATCTGAGAAGCCCCCATAGGCTTTCCTCCGTGGTTCTATGCGTTGTAAGGCGGTACTAGGCACACAGCGCTCGCTGCATACGCATACCATAGTACCCTATGATGGGAACGAAGTAGGCCAAGGAAGGTCGTAAACCTCAGGATTTCTGGGGCCGAATGAGAACGGCATCTCCTGATCTGGGAAGATTTCGTAACCAGTAATGGCAATCACGGACTCACCACTAGGGTTATCCCTATTGAGGCGACCCGTTACACGGTATGAACGCACCTTGTAGTAGCGAGAATCGTACTCAAATACGTCGTTTAGGTGATCTTGGTATTCACGTGGGTTGCTAACACCCGCAGCCTGCATGTCCTTGAACAGGACAGTCGCACGGAGGTTTTGGGTGGGAAGTCGGCCATCGTCAATGGCGCGGAACTCGTCCTCAACCTCTTCAACGTAGATGGTCGGGATAATCAAACCACGTTCGTATGTTTTGCCACCAATACCGGGGGCACCCTCGTCGTACACATCGTCGTACACGCTTCCACCAGAACCGAGGTTCTTGAACTCGTACCAGACAAGCGACTCCCCAGCCTCACGGTTGCGGTACCTAACGTGCTTATTGATGAGGCTCAGTTCACGTCGGGGGTCCATCAGTACTGTCCTGTGGAGAGATAGCCGGGAGGCGGCTCACCGTCTAGGTATACCTCTTGACGAGTGTCGTCTGATTCCTCTTCGACATTGATAAGACCATCATCGATATCAGGCCATATACGCTCAATCGGGCCGTAGTCACCAACTTCACGCGGCTTGTACAGCGGTACGAGGCGATTGGTCGTGCGGCTGATTCGACGTAGGCTAACAACCTCCAGACGCTCCAGACCGATGTTGAGGGCCTGAGCACGTCGGTTGTACTCAGCAGACCAATAATCAAGAAGGCTAGACACCATGCGGTAGCGCTGTGACGCCTGAATGTGGACTGACTCGGAGGTGATGACGTCAATGTCACGGCTGTACTCAGACAACAGACCCCACAACGCCTGCACAAGTGTGTGGATACCAATGACGTCCGCTACAGCGGGGGCCATATTGGCGAGAGGCACCTTGAGGTTGTGCGTGTTGAGATTGATCGCCATGTCAGCATAGAAATCCATGTCCTCGGGAAGCAACCACTCGTAGTAGTACCCCTCAACCATAAGGGTGTCCCCAGAAGACAACTGAGGCACTAGCCGCACTAGACCATTACGAGCGTCTAGTTCGTACTGTGAGGTCAGCAACACCGATGCGGAAGACCCGCCTTGAGGAACGTATGCCACGTACAGGCTGTCGGCCTCCACGTTCGGCTTACCCAGATCATAGGACTTGCCCATGGGGACAAACGACTGTTGAAATGGCTTCTTGAAGTCCCGCAGATAGTTGCGGGCAGTTGTAATGATCTCTGCTTTAGTAGCCATCAGTCCTCCCTAGTGAAGTACAGGGTGACTGTAAGCGGTCCTTCATCAGATGTATTTGCCGAATCGATATCAAATGTAAGCAGAGCGTCGTTAGCAATAGCGTTATCGCTGATGACTGCTGGCGTGGCAGCGGTCAACGAGGAACTTTCACCAACGTCAATCGTAATCTCCGTGCTGAGAACGCTAGTACCGCCCTCATTGACGTCGATAGTCACCGCATCGTTGGTGTTGGTACCGTTACGGTTTGCCTTAACAGCGGTGAGTGTTGCCGCCCATGGCATACGGTAGTACGCAGCACCCGCTTGGCTGGCGGGGAGCGCCCCAGAACCAGCGAGTTCGATAGTCACTACTTCTTCTCGTGCCTCGGAGAGGATGTCTGAACCATCCTGTGCGGTAGCGTTGACAGTACCGGTTGCACGGATGAGCCAACGAACGTAGGTAGAGTCTGGGACATTTGTAAAAGGGGTGCCAGATCCAGCACTTCCACTAGAGACGTTAGAAGCGCTAGTAGTCGGGTTCGTATTACCGGTATTCGCTGCACTGCTATTACCGGCGTTGGCCGTGTGACCATGGCTCCCAGCATCAGCCGCATTGCCAGTTCCGCTAAAGGTGTGTGAGTGGCTACCGCCTGAACTGGAGTTACCGCTCACATTAAGTGTGTGCGAGTGGTTGCCACCCGAGTCTGCGGAGTAGTTACCGTCACCGTGTGTGTGGTTACCAGAACTGGTCAACCCAAAACCATGGTAAGTGACTGCCATCCCTATGCCGGGGGCGGTATTACTGTAAGGAATGGCGTAGTATCCACCATCCTGAGATACATATGAGGTGCGTCTGGCGATCTCATACG